ATTAATAAATTTCGGCTTGCCAATAATGGTGATGACTGTGTCGTGTTTATGGAGAAGCAACACCTTTCTAAATTCATGAGGGATCTAGATAGTTGGTTTCTCGATTTGGGGTTTCGCATGACTGTTGAAACTCCTGTGTGGCATTTGGCGGAGATTGAGTTCTGCCAAATGCACCCTATTCGCGTTGGAGGCAAGGTGGTAATGGTTAGGAACATTGAGGTCGCTCGAGAGAAGGACTCAATCAGCATCATACCCCTTTCCAATGAACTAATCTGTCGAAAGTGGATGTACTGTGTGGGTGAGTGTGGTTTGGCACTATGTGGTGGGGTACCCATCATGCAGGCCTTCTACAGCTACTACATGCGGTCCGGTATTCCAAGCAAGATGAATAGGCATCCAGCTATGTGTACCGGAATGTCACTTCTCGCTCGTGGTATGGAGGCTAAACACCAGCCTATTGACCCGATTACCCGAGCAGATGTGTTCACAGCCTGGGGCATCACCCCAGATGAACAAATTGCGATAGAACAACATTTCGACCAACTCACTTTCCTCTATACAACTCGGGAAATTGATGACCTGGATGATGCAGATTACATGCCTCTCTAGGTCACATGATAAATTACCACCTTATCACATTTAATAAAACAGAAAAATCATGTATGGAAATTATTGCGGACCCTATTGGAGTGCTGGTCAGCACCAAGCTTCAGTGGTTAGTGATGTTGAGCCAGTCGACGCATTCGACTCTACCTGTAAAGACCATGATGAGTCATACGCATTAGGCGATGACCTAGTCACTGCAGACCTTGTGTTCGCAGCTAAAAATATTGGTAGAGGTCCACTTCGAACAGCAGCTGGTGTAGCTGTTGGCGCCCAAGGTATAGGTAGGGCTATCTATGGTGGCTTATCCAGTATCTTCGGTTCATCACCAACCACCTTCCCCGGGCAGGTGTCATATCCAATTGACACTCCTGCCCCTCAGCTCAATGGGGTGAGTGATAATTTACCATTATCCATGAAAAACAAAAATAATAAAACTAATAAAACAACTACACGAGCCACACAAGTGGCAGCAACTAAAATGCGGGAGACCCCGAGAGTAACACCGGCCCCTGTTGCATTAGGCACAAGGGTTCCTTCTATGGCACCAAAATATACCACGAGGAATGGCAACGTTGTTGTCACCAATCGTGAGTATGTTGGGTACCTTAGTGGGAGTTCATCATTTAATCTTGTTAGCTATCCAGCTAATCCTGGGATTTCGTCACTGTTTCCCTGGCTTAGTAACATAGCTAATAATTATGACCGTTACCGTGTTAAGCGGTTGCGGTTTATATTCGTATCATCAGTCTCTACGGCCACAGCTGGTCGTATCGCGTTGGTATGGAATTATAACGCAGCTGATCTAGTTCCTAGCACTAAGCTCGGAGCTTTATCTATCCACCCAGCAGAGGAATCTAATGTGTGGGAATCATTCGCGTTGGACATTCCAACAACCGGGGGTGTATATTACACCAGGGATGGTCTACCTGTATCCATAGACCTTAAAACTACAGACATGGGTTCGTTATATGTTGTGACAGACTTATGTTCTGGGTCAAGTACAATTGGGGAGCTTTATGGTCTATGGATACAGGTAGACCATCCCTGGTGTAATATACACCCCCGGTTGTTGGAATATCCAACGCGAATGATTCCCACACATTGGATTCCTCCGCTGGATGGATGGATAAAGCTCCGAGCTTGGTTCTAGGAACTAGATCAGCTGCGTTATA